CCTGTTTATCATGTAGAGTTTGAGGTTCCGCGCGGTGATTTCCTCTCCTTCAGGAGATTCCAAGTGCCAGACTTTCGCATGGCAGTTGGTTTCAAATTTTCCCGTTCGCGGATGTTTTCGCGGGCCGGGAACGCCTCTATGTTTGCAAGCTTCAAGAAACGCCTCAGACATGATTTTTCTGCCCTTCTGCCCTATTTTTGCACATTCAGTAGAGCAAAATCTCTGATGCAGCGCCTTCCTGGAGCGGAATGCCTTGCCGCATACAGGGCACGTGAAAGTCTCCCAGACTGCAGCATAATGCGCCTGGAGGCATGCACGGGAGCAATACATCCTTTTCCTCGCCTTGTAGCGGGGCGGAATATCCTTGCCGCATATAGCGCACTTTTTCATGACAACTATATTTTTTCAAAAGGCGAATAAATCAAGAACAAACAAACCACTTGATTTATTTGTCTTTCTCCCATTAGATAAAGCCGCAGGAAAAAGAAGTCCACATCAACAATAAAGCGCCCTCCTGGGCGCCCAAGTCTATATACTGACGAATTAGCTCAAGAGATAGTCTCAAGACTGGCCGCAGGGGAAACGATGAAATCCATTTGCTCCGCTGCTCACATGCCGGAAGTCTGGACTGTTTGGAATTGGCGGGAAACCAAGCCGGAGTTTTCCAAACTCATTCAACGCGCGCGGGAAGCTCAGTCGGAATCCATGCTCGATGATTGCCAGGCCCTGGCGGATGATGCGGCGAGAGTTGCCCTCGACCCGGAATGCGGATCGGCTTCTGTCGCGGCGAAGAAGCTCGCCATTGAAACGCGCCTGAAAGTCGCTGGCCGTTTCGCCCCGGAGAGATTTGGGGAACGCGTCCGGCAGGATGTTGCCGGCGTTCCCGGCGCGCCGCTTGAACGCAAAATAACCCTGGACCCTGAGCAGCTCGCCCAGCTCCAAGAAGACGAGAAAACCGCGCTGGAAACCATCGTCGGCAAACTCCATCCTTAACCAATCAGGACACGCATCCCTGTCAGCTTCTTCTTGCGTCACATCCTCCGCCTGGAGCCCTATCCCTGGCAGGTGGAGGCCATCAAGGCGTTGTCCCTCGGCAAGCTGACCTTGGGAGGGAAGAGTGTCGCCCTCGTGGCTCCCAACGGATCCGGCAAGACCTCCAACTGCATCGCGCCGGCTATCCTGTACTTTCTCGCCTGCTTCCCGCGGGGGCAGGTCCCCGTCACATCCTCGTCATGGATGCAGGTGGAAAAGCAGCTCTTCCCGGCGCTACGCCGCTATATGGATAATCCTTTTTTCACCGGCTGGACATTCAACAAAACGGAAATCCGCACGCCGGAAGGAGGCTTTGCTGTGGGATTCTCCACCGACAACGCGGGCCGTGCCGAAGGATGGCACCCGAAAATCTCGCCCGACGTGGATCCCGTCTTTTACGTCCTCGACGAAGCCAAGACCATCCCGGACTCCATCTTCACCGCGGTTTCCCGCTGCACACTCTTCAACGCGTTCATCACCTCGTCGCCGGGGGCTGATTCCGGTACCTTCTACGACTGCTTTCACAAAAATTCATCCCTCTACTACAAAATCCGTGTCAAGTACGAGGACTGCCCTCACATCGAGATCAACGATCCGGGCAAGGCCGAACGCCTTAAAAAAGAATACGGCGAGCAATCATCCTTTTACCGTTCCGCCATCCTCGGGGAATTCACCGATCTCGACGGCCAGTCCGTCATTTCCCGGCGCGCCCTCATGGAGCTGGTCAACAACCCGCCGCCCTTCCTCGACACCGGGGAGACCTGTGGCGGCTTTGACTTCGCCGCCGGGGGCGACGAAAATGTCTTCGCGGCCGGGCAAGGCAACCGTTTTTTCATTGCCGACCATTGGTCGGACCCGGACACCGTAGGAGCGCGCGGACGGTTCCGCAGACGAGCGTCCGAGCTTGGCATCCCCGCCGACCGCATTTTCGCGGACGGCGACGGGCTGGGACTCCCCCTTATTGACGACTTCCGCGCTGAGGGCTTCCCGGTGCACTCCTATCGGGGCGGCTTCCCGGCCGATGATACGCAGGCCTTTGTCAACCTCCGCGCCCAGGCATGGAGAGCATTGGCCTGCGGCATCGAAGAAAAAGAGCTCATCCTCGACATTGACGAGGACACCATCGAGCAGCTGGTCGCTCCCCGCCTCCAAACAGACGCAATCGGACGTGTCCGCATTGAAAGCAAGGAAGACATGGCGAAGCGCGGCGTTCGTTCCCCCGACCGGGCCGACGCTCTTGTTATGGCATGGCATGCGCGGAAGAATAGTGGCCTGACAAGGCAGCTTGGAGCGTATTATGTCACACGGGCGAAAAAAAACGTTCCATCGGCAGGTATTAGGATTGACAATATATCAACATATCTTTATGTGTAGATATGTATTCAATCGCAGGGTAGTGAAACGGTATCACGCGGGGTTCCTGTCCCCGAGTCGGAGGTCTAACTCCTCCCCCTGCAACCAATCTTTTCCTCCATCCAAGCTGCAGGTTAGACGCCGTCAAAAACATTATCAACGCTCCCAAGCTGGTCGCCCGTCAGGATGCCAGGATTAAAGAGCTGGAGACAGACCTTGCGAGACGAGCCTTGACGGACCGCAGCAGGCTTCCGGGCCGCCCGCAATGGTTTGAGTATTGGGACCCGCTTCAGGGGGCGGGTATGCAGACCCTCATTGACGCCAGAAATGAAGCCAGAAGGGGCGCTTTTGCCCGCCAAATGCTCATATGGGACGAGGTCATTTATTCTGACGGCATGCTTGGGATGCTCTACTCAAGGATGATCGAGAGTGTCTCCATGCAAGGATGGAAGATTGATGCCGCCAATGACAGCGCGGAGGCTCAGGCGCAGAAAGCAGCCCTGGAAGACTTTTACAACTCTATCAATGGGCTTCAAACAGCATTTGGACAACTAGCCTCCGCCGTGTTTTACGGCTACGCCCATTTGCAATTTGTGGAGGATGCGTGGGGCAGGAGATTTGAATTCATCCCCCAGCGTTACTGGGTACGGCCCGGCGAATTGAACAACTGGCAATTTAATCCGCAGGTCCACATCGGTGTCGACACCGGGGAAAGCGTGGAAGATGAAATACTCGTGGTGATGGAACATCCCTATCCCATCTTGTTCCCCGCATCCCGCGCCTCATTTGAGCGCAACCATGCCAAAATAACCTGGGACAACCATATGGATCGTTACGGGTCTGCTCCCGTTATCATCACGGCTCCTAAAGATGCCAGCGCCGCCGTCATGGACGCGCTTGAACGCGCCTGCGATGAGCTCAAGTCCGGCGCCTCCGTCGTCCTGCCTCCGGGGTGTACGGCAGAGCCCCTGAAAGCCTCCGCCATCAACGAAAACTATTTTCTTTCACGCGTCAACCTGGCGGACAAGGATCAGGTGCGCTTTGTAATGGCTGGAACTCTGACCGTCCTGAACGAATCGGGATCGGGCACGCTGGCCGGCTCCGCTCACACCGATAGCTGGAATTCGGTGGTCTCTGCGGTCTGCAGTAAAGTAGCGGAATCGTTCAATGCCTGTGTCAGTCCTCTTGTACTGGGAGAGGCCGAGCCGCTGGCCCGCCTCCAAATCACCTTTGACACCGTTCAGACACCGCTGCAAAAAGCAGAGGAAATCGCTACGCTGGCGGATGGCGGTGTACGACTGGAAAAAACCGAGATAGAGGAAAAGCTCGGCATGGCCGTCGAAGACACTCGGGCGAATGATCCGTCCCTCGCCGCCGCCAATAGGGATAGCGCCGGGCCAGAAGCGCCTCCCGACGCCTTTGAGCAGTTGCAGCAACTTATCAACAATGTTCTCCTGAAAGGATTTTACGATGATCAGTACGAAACAAATCAATGATTTAAGCAATCCGCAGAACGGATGGTACCATATCGAGAAGTCCGGAGACCACGATGTTGACTACGGGGAAGGAAAGGCTGTCCTCCGCATCGGCGAAGATGAAATCAACCGGATGGTCGCCGAGTTTAACTCCCGGACTTTTGACGGGCCGGGCATGCTTATTGATGGCGACCATCTGAGCCACGACATGACCAGGGACACGCGCGCCCTCGGCTGGCTGAAAAAGCTGGACACCTACCGGGATCCGTCCGGCAGCCTGGAATTGTACGGATTTATCGAGTGGACTCCGCGAGGATTGCAAATGCTTATTGATAAGGAGTACACGCAATCATCTACCGAGTATATGGACGGCATGACCTTTAAGGACGGCATCTACACACCCAGCCGCCTGACCGGGTTTGCTCTTACCAACCGTCCGCGCATCAAGGGCAAGCGCCCCTTGATCAACCGAGAGACTTCCCCCAGCCCCAGTAGTGGCGGGGACGAAAAACAAAGCCCCGAAGAGGGGGAAAACAACCAAGACACAACCATGAAAGAAAACGCCGAAGAATACCCGGCGAAGGAAATGGACCGGGCACAGAGAGCCCTGCTTCACTCCCTGCTTGACAAGTTGGACGTCGAATTCGACGGCACCGACGAAATGTCCAGGGATATCCTCCGCCGCGTGGACGAACTTCTTGATCTGGAAAAGAGAGAGAAGAACGCCGTGAACGCCGAAGTGGACGAAGCCGTCAGCACGTATGAAAACGCACTGGACGAAGAAGAACGCAAGGAATTTACGGAAGAACGCCGGGAAGAGTTGAAAAACTCTCTCCGGGAAAGCCCCGCCGCACTGAATGCCTTTGTCAAGGCGCTCAACCGTCAGACACCCCCCGAGCATCAGAAGCAGACGGAAAGAAAGGAATTGCCGAAAAGGACGCCTCTGAACCGCCGCACGACTCAGAATCCGCCCAACCCGTTCCGCCAGAAGGAATCCATTGACGGATTCCAGAATCGCGTGGACGAGCTGATGAAAGACGGCATGAATCGATACGACGCGTTCCAAAAAGCCACCGAGGAAGGCTACATCGTAGCCTCCGCACGATAACTCCCAACCTGATACAAACCAATGCCATCACTCAACGTAACACAAAAAAGCGCCATCGTCTATTTCAACACCCCGGAAGGTGTTGACCTGTGCGGACAGGAAGGAACCGTCGTAGCGCTGACAGCCAACCCGGACATTCCCGAGTTTATCGGTACGCCTCTGTCCGCCATCCCCACGCAGACGCAGCTGCTCGGCGTGGTCCTGCAAGGGCAGCCCAACCAGGGGACCTGCGTCGCCGCACTCGTCGGCATGTATGCCGGCCTGATCAAGGCGGCTCTCTCCGACACGCCCGGCACGATCAATGCCGGCACGCCCGTCACCATCACGGCCAACGGGACATGGAAGGCCGCCGCCAGCGGCGAAACCGTCTATGCCCGCGTCATTCACGCCCAGTGGGAGCAAGGCATGGTGGAAATCGGCTTCGTGCCCTCCTACCAGGCTGCCTCCTGATATTACAACCTAATCAACAGAAAGACCAACAACAAGGGCTACTCCATTTTGCTCCGCTGTCCAGTTCACCGATGTCCTGACCGCCTATTCCGCGGGTTCCGGGAACACCGAAGAGAACTCCATCATCAGCCGTATTGCGCCGATCGTCCCGGTTTACGACCTCAATTTCCAATACAAGGTCTGGGACACCGAATCGGCCTTCACCGTCCAGCCC